TGCCTAGAACATAGAACGCGTAGTTGCATAGGCGTGGTTGCATGGGTGCTTTGGCATGGCGACCCACCAGTTCCCACCAGTTCTCTGGGGGGAAACAAAAAGAAAAAATAAAACCCGCAGGGCGCAAACTATGCGGGCAATAAAAAACCCCGCTTGCGCGGGGTTCTGAAATTTCCTACTAGTAGGAATTAGTCTAATTTTACTTTGTGCGCTTTAAGTACATTTTCGATTGCTTGCGAAAGTGGTACGCCATTTTCTAATGCCACTTCGACTTCAATTAAAATATCTTCTGCTACATCTGACAATTTCCATACATTTAATAATGTGTCAATCATTTTTTGTGCATCTGATTTTTTGTCAGTCTTCGCGCCTGACTTTGTGCCTTTCGCGCCTGACTTGGAACTACTGAAAGAAAATGGAATATTGTCATTCACTGCACCGACAAATGAAGTCACATAGTTAGCATAAGTCTTCGGAGACTTACCTTTGAAAGTAGATGCAAAACAATCCATCATCATCACACGATACGGGCAAGACTTCACAGACTTACCAAAAACAACACCGTTTTCGCGCAATTCTCGCATTTTCGTGTGAATGACTTCCAACGCATTAGCACTATTAAAAATTGCAGTTACTGCAGATTTGATAGCACCCAATGCGTCAAATTGTGCGCGTGTGGCTTCTGCCACGATTGAAAGTTTATTAGCCATTTGAAATCCCCTAAAGTTTCTAGGTATTGGTGAAGATAAAACACTTCTTAAACCAATGACTATATTATGCCTGAGTTTAATCACTTTGTCAAGTGTTATATACTCTTTCCTACTGGTAGGAAAAACGCCCCTACGCCAAGCGCTTCGCGCAACCAGTTCCCCCACCCGCCCCCCACCGTCCCGCTATGGGCTTGGAGTCCCGTGGCTGCTCTACACTGTATTACACACGAACGATCACCAACAAATTTCAAATTGACCCCCCACCCCCCTTCATATTTCCAGCCATCTAGACCCCACCCCCCACGTTCCGGAACACACCCCCATCAATATTTTTTAACCGGTTCTATTATTTTTTGGTATAGTGCGCCCATGTTTAATTGCGTCCCAGAGTTATCCCACCCTCTGCCAGAGGCAGAAAAAGACGTGCTGAATTTGCACGAGAAGGTGGCTGCGCTCTTTAAAACTGTCGAGTTCTTGAAAGCGTTTGGGGCAGATGACACCCCCAACGAAGAAGATATGGTCAAGGCAAGGGCAGGATTCCATGCGTCAATCGCGGATTCCACAGACCCATCTACCATTCCAGCAAACATAGCTACGGTAAACACCGCTGGGTCGGTGATGCACTTGAAACAGATTCTGAGCGAGTACGACCATGTGGTCGTCAAGTCTGCTGTACAGATTCGCACCTACGTTACTAATAAGTTAATTGAAGAATCTACCAACCCTGACGCCAAAATCAGGATGCGGTCTTTAGAGTTACTTGGTAAGATTGGCGATGTTGGCCTCTTTATAGAGCGAAGCGAAGTCACGGTCAAACACAAAACGACCATCGAGTTGCAAGCGTCTATTAAAGAGAGGATTTCCAAACTACTGCAAGTTCGCAGTAAGGCCGAGGAGATTCAAGACGTGCCCATCAAAGCGGTAAGTCTGCGCGAAGCGGCAGATGATATGTTGGACGACACACCTGTAACCCTAGTAGTGGATAACACCAAGACCGATGAACGAGACTTCCGAACTTGAACTAGCCCATTTGCTGAACCAAGACTTGTCTTTGCTCAGTGAGGAAGAGTTACTTGCTTTGGAAGAAGAAGTCGTGGAAGTTGAGCGTCGCGAAGTAGCGCGGGCGTCGCGAGATTCCCTCTTGGACTTCTGTGTGCGTATGAATCCTGATTACAGGGTTGGGGCACACCATAGGAAGTTGGCGGGTTTGTTAGAAGATATGGCGTTTGGGCGCAAAGACCGTGTGGCTGTGTCTGTTCCACCGCGTCACGGCAAGTCGTTTCTTGTGTCAGTCTATTTTCCAGCATGGTTTCTAGGCAATTTCCCTGATAAAAAAGTACTTATGGTGTCCCACACCTCAGACTTAGCTGTTGATTTTGGTCGCAAAGTGCGAAATTTGGTAGACCAAGCAGCATACAAAGAAATTTTTCCGACTGTAACACTAGCAGTTGACTCAAAAAGTGCAGGACGTTGGAATACTAACGCAGGAGGAGAGTACTTTGCAACAGGTGTTGGCTCTGCTTTGGCTGGTAGGGGCGCGGATTTACTATTAGTTGACGACCCACACAACGAACAAGACATCATTAACGGCAACTATGAGGTATTTCACAAGGCGTATGAGTGGTTTACCTTCGGTGCGCGTACGCGTTTGATGCCGGGCGGTCGTGTGGCTATCGTCCACACACGCTGGCACCCCAATGACTTGATTGGGAACATGGCGAAAGACATGGCGCGTAACGGCGAGTCCGACCAGTACGAGTTTTTTGAGTTTCCAGCGATATTTAACGAAAACACGCCCGAAGAGCGGGCGTTGTGGCCTGACTTCTACGACTTAAAGGCTCTGCACCGCACCCGTGCGTCTATGCCCGCGTACCAATGGAACGCACAGTACCAACAAAACCCCACATCCGAAGAAGGTGCCATCATTAAGCGCGAGTGGTGGAAGCTATGGGAGAAGGAAGACCCGCCCGACTGCGAATACATCATCATGACGCTTGACGCGGCGGCAGAAAAGAACAACCGCGCTGACTTTTCAGCCCTGTTGACATGGGGCGTGTTCGAGGATGACGAGTTGACCCAAGGTGCGGCGCACTTAATACTGCTGAATGCGATCAATGTGCGGGTGGAGTTCCCAGAGTTAAAAGACCTGTGCATGCGCGAGTACAAAGAGTGGGAACCTGACTCGTTCGTGGTTGAGAAGAAGTCCAACGGCACCCCACTGTTCCAAGAATTTAGGCGAATGGGTATTCCCGTGGCAGAATTCACCCCACACAGGGGCACGGGTGACAAAGTGGCACGCTTGAACGCGGTTGCTGATGTGTTCAGATCAGGCATGGTCTGGTATCCTGCGGGTAGACGCTGGGCGGAAGCTGTGGTTGAGCAAGTAGCCGCATTCCCAGCCTCTGAAAATGACGACATGGTTGACTGCACGTCAATGGCGTTGCAACGCTATCGCAACGGTGGGTTTATCCGTCTTGACAGCGACTATGAAGACAGAAATTATTTGTCGCGTTCGCGTAAAGCGGCGTACTACTGAGGATACCGATGGCTACACAGAAATTCATGGGAAGGCATCAACTCATTGACCGCTTAACAGCGCAGGTGGGTTCGCGTGAAACCGCAGTTTCTATTTTGCAAAAACGTGGGCATTTAAATGCCGACGGCAAGACTCTTACAAAAGCAGGTGAAGCCCGCGACAATATGACAGCACGCGAACGTGCGATTGACCGCGCGAATAAGAGCAGTGGTAAAACACCCTCGGCGTACAAGTATGACCCCCGCACCAACCGTGCAACACTCAGGAAATAATATGGCAATCGATAAAGCACTTTATGGCGCACCAATGGGCTTGCAAGATACATCAGGTCCAGACCTCGAAATTGAGATAGATAACCCAGACATGGTGACCCTTGATGACGGTAGCGTAGAGATTACTCTCGTGCCCAATAAAGAAAAAGACGAAGACGGCACAGATTTCAACGATAACTTAGCTGACCACATAAATGAGGGCGAGTTAAATTCGTTAGCAGGTGATTTGCTAGAAGACTACGACAACGACATCAGCAGTCGCAAAGAGTGGGAAAAGACTTACACAGAAGGTTTAAAACTTCTGGGCTTGCAGTACGAAGAGCGCACTGAGCCGTGGAGCGGCGCGTGTGGTGTGTTCCACCCCATGTTGACAGAAGCAGTTGTTCGCTTCCAATCTGAAACCATCATGGAAACATTCCCAGCGATGGGGCCTGTGAAGACAATAATTATTGGCAAAGAGAACCGCGAAAAAGAAGCCGCTGCCAAACGCGTGCAAGATGACATGAACTATCAGTTGACTGAAGTCATGGTTGAGTACCGCCCAGAACACGAGAAGATGTTGTGGAACTTGCCCATATCAGGTTCAGCATTTAAGAAGGTGTACTACGACCCCGCGCTAGCACGCCAAGTATCGATGTTTATACCAGCAGAAGATGTGATTCTGCCGTACGGAACGTCTGAGATGACACTCAGCCCCCGCGTGACACACCGCATGCGCAAAAGCGAGAACGAGATTAAGCGTCTTATCAATGCAGGGTTCTACCGCGACATCGAGTTGGGTGAACCAAGCAAAACAGTTGACGAGATTCAGAAAGCCAAAGACAAAGAGACAGGTTTCAGCGCGTCATACGATGACCGCTTTCAGTTGCTTGAAATGCACGTTGAGATTGATTTGCCCGGCTTTGAAGATAAAGACGAAGATGGCGAAGAGACAGGTCTTGCATTGCCATACGTCATCACGATGGTCAAAGACACCAAAGAGATTTTGTCTATCCGTCGTAATTGGAAAGAACCAGATAAAACACATCAAACACGCCAGCACTTTGTGCATTACCAATACATACCCGGCTTCGGAGCGTATGGCTTTGGTTTGATTCACTTAATCGGCGGTGCTGCAAAGAGCGCAACATCTCTTACACGCCAGTTGGTTGATGCGGGCACGCTGTCTAATTTGCCCGGCGGTTTAAAGACCCGTGGTCTGCGTATCAAAGGAGACGACACTCCCATCGCACCGGGCGAGTACCGTAATGTGGACATCACATCGGGTACGTTGAAAGACAACATCGTCAACCTGCCATACAAAGAGCCGAGCCAAACGCTGTTGGCGTTGATGAACCAGATTGTTGATGACGCACGCAGATTTGCGGCAGTCGCTGATATGAAGGTCGCTGACATGAGCGCGAACGCGCCCGTGGGTACAACGCTGGCTATCCTTGAGCGCATGTTAAAGGTGATGTCTGCTGTACAGGCTCGACTGCACTACAGCTTGAAACAAGAATTGAAACTCTTGGCTGGCATCATTCGCGACTACACAGACCCAGACTATTCATACGATGCTGATAGTCCACGCGGCGCACAAGCTAAAGAGGCGGACTACAACCAAGTTGAAGTAATCCCTGTCAGTGACCCCAACGCGGCAACCATGAGTCAACGTGTTGTGCAGTACCAAGCCGTCATGCAGATGGCGCAACAGGCACCGCAGATTTATGACTTGCCACAGTTGCATCGCCAGATGTTAAATGTGTTGGGTATCAAGCATGCTGAGAAACTCGTGCCGTTGGAAGATGACATGAGGCCAATTGACCCAGTCACAGAAAACATGAACATCATCAAGGGCAAACCAGTCAAAGCGTTTATCGCCCAAGACCACAAAGCCCACATCGCTGTCCACATGGCTGCGATGCAAGACCCCAAGATTGCACAAGTGTTGGGTCAGAACCCGCAGGCTCAAATGTTGCTGGCTGCGGCACATGCACATATTGCAGAACACCTTGGGTTCGAGTACCGCGCACAAGTCGAAGCACAGTTGGGAGTACCACTGCCTGCACCAGACCAGCCGATGGACCCGAAAGTGGAAGCGCAACTCGCACCGTTGGTGGCACAAGCCGCACAGCAGTTGCTACAAAACAATCAGAAAGAGATTGCACACCAACAGGCTCAACAGCAAGCCCAAGACCCAGCCGTCCAAATCGAGCAAGCCAAGTTGCAGTTGGAAGGCAAGAAGGTCGAGATTTCCGAGAAGAAACTACAGATGGATGCGGCTGCGAAAGCAGATCAACTCGACATCGAGCGCGAACGCATCGCTGCCCAAGAACGAATCGCTGGTATGCAGACAGGCGCAAAGGCTGAGGTGACAAGCTGAACCTCTCTGCTAAACAACAAGCCGAAGGCTTGCGTATCGGTGCTGAAGTGGCTAGAAACCGAGCACAGATGGAACAACAATCCGCCCAACAAAAGGCGCAACAACCGAAGGAACCTGATTGATAAAAGAACTTGAAATATTGCGAAAGAAATTTCGTGAACGCATGAACGAAGTAGCCGACAACGTGGCTACGGGTAAGTGCGCTGATTTTGGTGAATACCAAAAGCTTTGCGGGGTGATCGAGGGACTGGCCTACGCAGAGAGGGATTTAATCGACCTCGCGGAAACGATGGAGAGAAACGATGAGTGAACTCACGCTAGAACCCGGCATTTATGCCATACCAGAAGTACCTGTACTTACAGAAAAAGAAGTCGAATCAATACCGATAGAAGACAGGGCAAGACAGCTACCTACCCCCAAAGGATGGATGCTATTAGCCGCAGTAATTGATGTGCCTGAGACGTTCGAAGGTTCAAACATCGTCCGTGCTGAAGCCACCCGTAGAGCAGACGAGATGACCTCGCCTGTCTTATATGTGATGGAACTTGGCCCCGAATGCTACAAAGATGAAACTAAATTCCCTAGTGGACCCCGCTGTAAGGCAGGTGAT